TCGAAACGGGTTCAAGCTTTGCTTTCTCTATGATATACCAAACACATGGCGTTGTTTTAGGCTTTGTGAAAAGTTCCGTAGGCTTATCCACTTTAGAGAGAACCGTTAGCCCAAGCCCTTGCAAAGCGTTTCCGATCTGAGTATCAAGCTCCGTAAGCATCCTATAGCACCTCCTTCAGGCTTCTTTCAAAGATTTTTTTGAAGTGGTTATCCTCCAAAAACTTCTTCACAACGGGCTGCATGTAAGGGCGTGGAGGGATGCCACGCTTGGTGCCTGTCTCGTGATAGACTGCATAAGGAACAGGTGTCCCGATTATTGCTTTCCAGTCTTGGACTTTATAAGTAAAGCTCTGTGCAAGGGTGGTTGTCCGATGTAGCTTCTTTTCGGAAAAGCCTTTCTTGACCTTATAGGCAAGATAACGAGGGTTTAAGTCTTTCCAATCAACGCCGTGAGACCTACCTTCCGTTTTAAAAACAGTTGAGAGGTCTGTTTGAACCTTTTCAGATGCCCTCGTGAGGGCAAGCTCGGAGGCTTGCGAAATCTTCTGTGGCAACTCGTCAAAAAATCTTTTTAACCCTTCAGGTCCGCCTATATCCATGTGATAGCTCCTCTTCTTGGAGATAGCTTGAGCAGGCGCTCCGCTTCAGCTATCAGATTTTTCACATTCATAGTCTGATAATCCTCTGCCCGCCTCCAGTAGAGATTTACACTTGACGCAAGCTCGCTCGCCGCAAGCAAAATTAAGGCTTTTCTTATCTCCGGAGTATCCGGTAGGCTATCCGCCCCAAGCAATCTTTTAGCCCTGTTTATCGCAAGCTCAATGCAATTTTGCAAAATTTCGTCAGGCAACGTGTTATCGTTCAGAAACTCCTTAACCTCGCTTGGAGTTATCATTGCTCAGTCCTTCCCTTTTTAGGCTTTTCCTCTATCTTTTCAGCGTAGCCCGCATTTATCAAAATCCTTGCCTTGTCATCGTCCACATCCTGAACTCCAGCCTCAAAGCTGAACTCTTCACCGTTTACCCAAATCTTCACCTTCTCCTTAACCAACACCTTCATCGCAAGCCTCCTCAGTTGCTTTCAATCCGCACGATGGCTGGTTCATAAAGTCTCCTCACAGCATAGAATGCTCTCCAGCCCACTGTCTTGACCCTTCCGAGTTTGTCCATGTTGGTGTATACGGTTTGCAAGGTGTTCCCGTCTATATCAACCACACCGTAAGCATTATTCCCAAGCACGAGGGTCAGGTAGACGTCTTTATTGGTAGAGTTCCTAAGGATAGGGATGGCAGTGGTAGAGACAAACTTCACTCCAAAAAATTCCCCAATATAGCCGGTTGCGATGGGGTCCTTTCTGGTCATGGAAAGAGTTATGAGTTCGCTGTCAGTGAAAAGGTCAAGGAGTTTGTCTGGGTGTAGTATGCAGACATAGGAGCCGTCGGGGAACTTGGGGATGTTTGCCCTCTCAAGCTGTATGACCGCTTTTCTTATCTCGGTTTTGGTAAGCTTCTTCGTGCCATCCAAAGCATCTCTTGACCCAGCATCTTCAGCGTAGATAACATTCGTGCCGGTTGTTAGCTCGCTCATTGCAATCCTGTCAAGCGTTTGCTGTGCGTTGTAGGCAAGTAGGTCTACTGCCCTGTCCATGAGGGGGACGAAACTCGTAATGTCGGTAAAATCATCAAGGTCAATGTAGTTTGCGTATTCCTCCACGGTGACGGAGACTTGTCTTGTAGCTAAGCTTGCTCCAGTGGCGGGCGTAGGTTGGAAGGTGATCGGAGTCGTATTCACGGGCAAAGGTTCAAAGGCGGTAAAAACCGCAGTTCTTCCACTATTGCGAGGAAGGCTAAACTTTTGCCCGTAGCAGTTGGCTACGAGGTTTTCTTTCACGTAGGCAAGAAGCTTCCTTTCATAATACTGAGGAAACAGTTCTGGCAAATTGGTTGCGGTTATAGGCATAGTTTACACCTCCTTTGCTAATTTTTCAGCAAGCTTTTTAAGCTCGGCATAACTCATCTCTTCAATGGATTTTTCAAACTCAAGTGGAGCCCTTTGGCTGGATGGCTTATACAACTCTTTGGCTTTCTCGGTGTATTCGTCTACAAGCTCTTTTAGCGTCTCTACATCCGCTTTCTCAATGAGTTTGAGGAGAGGGCTTTTTTCTCCGTCAACGAGCTTGACAAGCTTGGTTGCCTCCTGTTTTAAATGCTCAATATACTTTTGCCCTATTTCCGCAAGCTCCTTCAGAGCTAAGTTCTCCTTCTCAAGAGCGGAAAGCTTGGTTTGGAAAGCTTCAACAGCTGAGACAAGTTCCTCTTTTGTCATAGCTTCAAAGTGCTCAAGCATTTTTTCCACCTCCTTTTCCTTTGCTGCTGTTGCTGCCTTTGTTGCTGTTGCTGCTTTTCTTACTCATGCTTTGCACCTCCTTTGTTTTTATCGCAATTGTTTTCATACAAAGTTTTAGCTCTTGCGTAGATGCGATGATGCCCGTGTAAAGATGCAAGGCTCATCGCTGCCTTAAGCCTATCACAGGAGATTTCTCCCTCCCATGTGCGGTAGGGATAGCGTCTGTTTTCCGGGTCAAGGAAGTAATCCTTTGGAGCTTTGTCCCTTAGTTCTGGGTCATCCCACCAGTTTGAAACACCGAGGGCTTCCTTTTGGCACTCACAACGGGAATTTAGCACTCTTGCGTTTTTGTCTGCACCTTCAAAAACAAAGCTTATTTCTTTGAACTCAAGATCTTGAACGACATATCTGTCTTCAAGTTTTTCAGTCTTGACGATAAGACCTGCGGACACGCTTTTTACTGGGCTTGGGGACATCTGAAGAAGGGCAATAAGCTTTTCGTTTCCCTGTTTTGTAATGCGTAGCCTTGCAAAGACTTTCCCGTCCTCATACCAAGCCTTCACTACAACTCCAACCATATTTTCAACTTCCCACTTGTGGTCCAGTAGGACAGGCTTCCCTACGAGAGTATGAACTTTTGCTTCAAGTACTTCTTTAGGAAAACATAACTTTCCGTATGAACGGTCAATACATGTTGAAGACAAAGCTATCACGTCAAATTCTACGCAACAATCCTCCTCTGTAAAACCCGCAAGGTTTAAACGCTCGTCCAATACAAGCATTGCGTTATAAGATGTCATAAGAAAAGAGAAAGTTCAAGCAAAGATTTCAAAACTTAACGATTAAGACGGCGGGGGCAGGGCACAATCTTAAACACGGTTTGATTGACCTCTAAAAACTCGTGCAAGGCATCCTCTGGGATGCGTAAAGCTTTCTTTTCTCCTATCTGAATTGCACGGAGATAGCCGAACTCAATATACGTATAAATCGTGCGCTCACTTAGTCGTAAAATCTGAGCTACCTCTTTAACCGTATAAAGCTTCATGCCATACTTTTAATTTAAAAACGAATAAGATGCGTTCTCAAGCAAAGATTGCACAGTAGAGTGTTCAGCTATAAAACCTGCAAATTTGCAGATTTTGATAAAGCCCGCACGGGCTTATTTGTCCACGTGCGGGCAGTTTTTTTGGATGAAATATAGAAGTGTGGGTAGTTCGGAATATGCGAGAACTCTTATACTGTTTCCCTCCCCATCCACCACCCTTACGGGTCCCGTCCCCTCCCTTTCCACACGGAGGGGATGGGGGAGGGAGGAGAGGGCTTTTTCTATTTCTGCGAGTGTTTTGTAGTTTAGGCGATGCTTTTTCATGTCTTTGTCTCCTTTACCCTCAAAGACTCAAGAAATTCCTTATCATATTTCAGCGTGCCTGTCCAATCACCCCAGCCCTTGTCTACCCACTCAAAGTGGGCTTCCTTAACAAGTCTTGACAGAAACTCCTTGTCTCCCTTGATAAAGCCTCTGTCTGACCCAGAACCTCTAAACTCGTTCCCAACCCAGTAGCGGATATAGACCTCTTTTATTAGCTTTAGGAGGTCAGGGTTCACGCTTTCTATCTCATCCATCAACTTTTCTATCCTGTGGGAAGGGGCATACACTACAGTTATCTCTCCTCCGCTATAGTCCTCATTCACCCAGTGCTTAAAATTGGTGCTTAGCCTTTTAAAAGTCCACTGAGAAGCTATAAGTTTGAACTCCTCTCTCCACATGGTTTTCACCTCCTATAAGTTTTTGCTGAGCTAAAACAACCCACCGCCACCCGCCCAGCGGAGGTGGGGTGGGGATGATTATTTAGGTTAAGGCTTCTAAACTGCCTGATGATGTATATGCATTGTAGCCTTCCAAAATCCTTCTCACCTCTTCCAGAACTTCCTCCTTCTTGCATACCCAAACCTGTGCATCTTGAATAGTTTCAGTCCATAAGCCATATTCCACTTCTCCGTTATAAACATGAACATAACCCTGCTCCCAGGGAGTAAAAGCTTCCCTACTGCTGTTCATATACACAAGATAATGCTCATCGTCTAACCTGAAGATCTGCCACCAGTAGTGGTAATGTCCCCCGTTATTATGCGAAGGCCAGTCCCCGCAATCACACCTTTCTGTAATTTCTAACACCGTTTCTGGTTTAGGAAGCTCACTCACATGTCTCCACAGCTTTTCCCCCTCTTTGTCAGCGGTATAATCATAGTCTATAAACCTTACTTCCCATTCCCTCATAGCTTTACCTCCTTCTTGGTTTTGCTGGGCTTCGCCCCCCAGCTGGGCTTTTGCTTGGGTTAGAGCTTGCAACTCCTTCATAGCTTTACCTCCTTCGTTATATTTTCACAACAGGTAAACTTTTTAACTCTTTTTCTGCTTTCTCTCTCGCTTCTTCCCACAAAGCCTCCTCCTCGTCTTCTCGATAATATTCACGCAACCACCTCGCATATTCTTCTGTAAGTCTCTCAAAAGCTTCCTCGTAGCTCTCATACACGTTGTTATACCAGAAGAGGTTTTTCCGCCCGTATTCATTATAATAAGGCGGAATCTCCAGTTCTCTCCCGCCGTATTCGTCTGGAATGTGTACTTTCCTCCCCGCCAGTCTTTCAGACAAGAAAACGCTTTTCTCTACTCCAAAGGGGATGCTCCAAAACTCCTCATAATCCTCCTCATTCGTAAATTCCACAATGAGAAAGGCATGGATGCGGTTAGCTGCGTCAATAGTGCTCCACACTATTCTTAGATCCTTCATATCTACACCTCCCTTTTGAGATTCGGCTTGCTGGGATACCCTCCCAGCGGGGGTTAGGGTTTGCTGTTCCTTCCTTCCCATGGCTTCACCTCCTTTCATGGTTTTCATACTTTTAATTATATATTCAATTTTATAAAAGTCAAGTGGTTTGATTATGATTTGCATCATAAAAAGATAGCTTGCAAGTATGCAGAATACACACTATCTCCCAAACCTGCTCCCACAATAAGATTGCTAAAGAAAGACAAAAGCCCAGCCCGTGAAATTTCTACCTTCGCCCACTCCCTGTTTTCCAAGTCTATAAACAGATGCGGCGGGATTTTCCCTGCATCTATGCCCATTGTTCCTGCAAAAAGCTGATATGTGTATATGTGTGGGAACACGGGCAAGTTTAGTTTTGAAAGCTTTCTCACAATTTCTTCTGCTACCTCTTCTACTTGTCCTTCCAAAACCTTCCTTAACCATGAGTGATACTGAAAAATTGCAAGCTCGTTTAATGGTAGGTCTTGCCTTAGGATAAGCCAGAATAAAGCTTCTCCTCCTCCGTAGCTTGCATTCCAGATCTGATCGGGTTCTCGGAAATAGCAGTGGCCTATCTCGTGTATAACCACATTCTCGGGCGGGTTTTCATCTCTGAATGACACCACTCCCTCTTCTATAAAAGCCACCCCGCCTGTTTTTGAGGCGTAGGCAGGGAGTTTTGATACTTCTCGTTCATACTCCTCTTGCGTTATCGCTTTCATACTCAAAAGTTCGTTTAGGAACTCAATAAAGTCTATGATTTCAGGGTTTCTATCTGCAACTGCGTATTCGTCCTCCCAAGGCACGACCTCAACGGATTTGGAGAACTCCACAAAGTCGGGGAGCTTCCTCTGGATGAAGGGGAAGCTTGGGCATTTGATGAGGTATTCATACGCTTTCATTCTTTCGCACCTCCTTTCTTTGTTTTAATCCTCTACTAAGTAATATATAACCGCCTCCCCCGGGCTTTTCTGACATTATCAATTTTTGCAAAAATTGCAAATTTTGATAAAGCCCTATACCCGGACAGGAGCATGTAAAGAACCTGCAAAATTGCAGATTTTAGTATTGCGAAAAATTCTCAATAAAGTGTCCCATTTTTTTGTCAAACTTTTTCGAAGGCTAAAAATTGTTTGACGGGACACCTTTCCCAGCCTTGAAAATCAACAAGTCCAGAGGGGTAGGGTGTCCCATTTTTTTGTCAAATTATAATAACAATCTCGGAGGGGGAGGGATTCGAACCCCCGGTGGGCTCTACAGACCCACAGGTGATTTCAAATCACCCACCTTCGGCCGCTCGGTCACCCCTCCTGGCATAATATACTATTTTAATGCCAA